AATAGTAGCAAATTTACTACGTGCTTCACCCAGCATATATTTACAAGTAGCAACAGTGTAATCTTTTATCCATTGCTTTGCAAGATAATCATCTAGTAATTGCTCATCTGGTCTGTAGTTATAGCATAAAAGTAGTAGCGTTTCTTCTGTACGTGAACGCTGTAATATTGTTAATTTTTTGTTTGCTGTATTCCATTTAAATTCAATAAATGATCCAAACATTCTACCTACTAATTCTTGGTATTGTGAGAAGAAATCGTATGTAGCAAGTCCGCCCATGTTAGAACTGGCTAACAAATATGTGTTTGTGTATGCAAGGTTAAACGGTTCAAACAGTGTACCACCATCTCCTCCGCCAGTGCGTGATCCAATTGATCTGCGAAATATTCTACGAACTTCAACTATTTCATTTGGTAGTGTATATTCATTTTGATCAATAACAGTAGGCATAAAGAAGTAACTTTCTTCTACTGAATTGTCTGATCTTTGACGAAATCTTGCCAGTGCTTTTCCTAATGCTGTTTCGTAGTGTACTGGATCAAGTTCAACATCAACCATACCTCCGCCTAACATAGCATTAACATAGTCAAATATTTCTTGTTTTTTAGTTGTAAGTGTTGCCATACGAAAAGTTCTCCACAAGTATTTATCGTTCGATAAATATGTATATGCCAAGATTATCTTTATACAAACCAGAGAAAGGCAAAGATTACGAATTCATAGACAAACGGATCTATGAGATGTTCACTGTGGGTGGCACAGACGTCTTTGTTCACAAATATTTGGGTCCGAAAAATCCAAATGAAGCTGATGCTACAGCAGATCAGCCTCGTTATGATGCTGTTAAAGAAACTAACATACAAGATATGTTGTTTATGGAAAACAGAGATCGAAAATACGATCCAGATATCTACACAATGCGTGGTATTTACAATGTACAAGATATAGACTTTAATATGAGTCAGTTTGGATTGTTCTTATCTAATGATACACTGTTTATGACCATTCATATAAATTCAAGTGTAAAAACTCTTGGTAGAAAAATAATGCCAGGCGATGTTATAGAGTTACCGCATCTTAAAGATGAATATGCTCTAAATGACTACAGTGTAGCTCTTAAAAGGTATTACGTTGTAGAAGACGTAAACAGAGCCGCAGAAGGATTTAGCCCTACTTGGTATCCGCACTTGTATAGAATTAAATTAAAGCAAATAGTAGATAGTCAAGAATTCAAAGAAATATTAGATTTACCTATGGAAGAGGATAATCCAGGTAGTGGAACATTGCGAGATCTTTTATCAACATATGAAAAAGAAATGCAAATTAATAACGCTGTTGTGCAACAAGCAGAAGCCGATGCAGCCAAATCTGGCTATGACACAAGTCATTTCTTCACACTACAAACAGACGATAACGGTGAAGTTGAACTTGTAACTACAGATACAACTGACTTAGATGCTAGTACACAGAACGAACTTGCAGACAGGGTTATGCAAACACCTGAAAGAGAAGGTTATCAAGGGTACTTGCTAGGTGATGGTATTCCTAGCAATGGTGAAGTATTTGGACACGGTATAGGATTTCCTTCAGGCAGTGCAGAAGGAGATTTCTTCTTAAGGACAGATTTTATGCCAAATAGATTATTTAGATATGACGGTAGACGTTGGGTTAAACAAGAAGATTCAGTACGCATGACATTGACAAACACTGACACAAGATCACACCAAAAAGGAACATTTGTAAACAACACAAATACAGACACGATTGGTGGTGAGGTTGTTGAAGAAAGACAGAGTTTATCAAAAGCACTTAGACCTAAGGCAGATAACTAATGCAACATTTTTATGACGGACAAATAAGAAGATATATAACTCAAATAGTCAGATTAATGAGTAATTTTTCTTACAAAGACGGAAGTGGAAATTTAACACAAGTTCCTGTTATGTATGGAGATATTACACGACAAGTTGGTCATATACTAAGAGATAATTCCGAAAATAAAATTCCTAGTGCTCCTAGAATGGCTGTATACATCACAGGATTAGAAATGGATACAACACGATTAAGTGATGCAAGTTATGTTAACAAATTAAACATAAGAGAACGTGCCTATGATGAAGATGGTAATGAATATCTAAACACACAAGGTAAGAACTACACAGTTGAAAGACTTATGCCTACACCTTACACTTTAAGTGTAAACGTTGATATGTGGACTTCAAATACAGATCAAAAATTGCAATTAATGGAACAAATTTTGATGCTGTTTAATCCTAGTTTGGAAATACAAACAACAGATAATTATGTAGACTGGACCAGTCTTAGTGTGGTAAATCTTGACACAATTAATTTTAGTTCAAGATCTATTCCGATAGGAACTGAAAGTGAAATAGATGTTGCAACTATGGGGTTCAAAACTCCTATTTTCATATCACCACCTACCAAAGTAAAACGACTAGGAGTAGTGCAAGCCATTGTTCAAAGCATTTACGACGAAACCAAAGGTACAATAGAATTAGATCTAAGTAGGCCGCAAGGAGCATTAAGTAGTGCAGGTGAAGGTGCAGCAGTTCCTAACGCTGATGTAAAAACCACAGTTTCTATAACGCCAACAGGTACTATAGCAACAACAAAAAACAAAAAAGATGTATTCAAAGAAGATGCAACAACAGTTGTTAGTAATACCTACAAAGATTATGGATTGCTTGTAATGACCAATACTGCTAAAATTATTAGACGCGGTGTTGTGGGTAGTGTTTCCTGGGAAGCATATGTCGAAGCGTTCCCTGATATATTTGAACCAGGATTGACAGAATTAAGACTTAAGAGAAAAGATGTAGAAAACGAAATAGCAGGTACAGTTGCAATTAATGCAACAGATCCAAGTGAATTAATTATAAATTGGGACAGTGATACTATTCCTAGTGATACTATTATAACAGGACCAACGGGTGATGCAAATAAAATTAGTTATATAATAGATCCTACAAAAACAAGTCCTGTATCTCTAAGGACTACTGGGACTAGAATATTGTTGCTAGGCACAGGCATAGGTGATTCTATAAATGTTGACGGCGCTGATGATTGGAAAAATGCTGATGGTACTGACTTTATTGCTGGTGAAAATGATATTGTAGAGTGGGATGGATCTAAATGGCATGTAGTTTTTGACGCAAGTGAAGCAACTGATAACATTTACACAACTAATTTAAATACTGGTATTCAATACAAATGGGATGAAGGAGAGTGGATTCTTTCGTTTGAAGGGGAATATCCACATGGAGCATGGCGTCTAAAGTATTAGTATAATTACTAGTATGAATAATATTATTTGCAGCGGAGCATTATTTTACACTCTAGATACTAAACGTTTTCTCTTTTTACATCGTACGCAGGGAAAACAAAGCAATCTTTGGGGTTTAGTTGGTGGTACTGCTGAGGATAAGGAAACTCCTTGGGAGAGTCTCAAGCGTGAAATTTCTGAAGAAATAGGTAAAATAGATATTAAAAAAACTATACCGTTAGAAACGTTTATTTCTAATGACAGTAAATTTCATTTCCATACATATCTATGCGTGGTAGAACAGGAATTTATACCTAAATTAAATAAAGAACATGACGGGTATGCATGGGTTACATTTACTAAATGGCCAAAACCTTTGCATCATGGTTTAAGAAACACACTTACAAACAAAACAAATCAAACCAAACTTGAAACTGTCTTTAAACTTATAGAGTTACTGTAATGAATAAACAAAATAATGTAAAAAAGCAAGATTGGGGATTTGAAATCTTATGGACAAATTCCCAAAATTACTGTGGTAAACTTTTAGTATTTCAAGAAGCAAATAAAAAAACAGGGTTCTTTTTTCATAAACAAAAAGATAAAACTTGGTTTGTAAATAGTGGCAAGTTTTTATACAAATGGATAGACACATCAGACGGTAAAATTTATCAATCTGAAATAAAAGAAGGTGATACATATCACGTCCCGCAACACAAGCCTTGTTTTTTACAAAGTTTAGTTGCAAATAGTAGTATAACAGAAGTAAGTAATGGCGAATTTGATGATGATTTTTGTCTTATAATTAGACCGGAGATAGTTGAATGATTACACTAATTCAATCAGATAAGTTTAAAAAAGATCTAAACAAATATAAAAAAATTTCTCAAACCTTACAAGGTAGATACAAAGAAAAACTAGATTTATTAATAGAAACTTACACAAACTTTGCTAATCAAATTGAAGTAGCACACAGTTCTCAACATACAACTAGAGTTGATCCGAGATTAGTTAGAGATGTAAAAACCAATCTAACGCATACCAGAGAACAAATAGAAAAATTAATAAAACAATTAGATAACTGAAATTCGTTTAATTGTTATTGGTCCTACCATTGCAGCATGTAAAGTACATTGATATCTATAGTTTCCTGAAATAGTTTCAGGTACTTCCCAATATAAAGTTCCACCGTCTTTGCCTTGAGCATTTGCCCCGGTAGAAACATTACCAATTACGTCAACATGAGTCAAGCCAGTGTTATATGGTGTGCCAGTTCCGTCCTGTATTTCAAATGGATGCCCGCCAATTTGATCTAAATCAAATGCTATGGTCATTCCGCCTATAGCATAAAATGTTGGATTGTTTCCTGTGTATCCGTGACTTGCACATGTATATGCAGTATTACCGTTATTAGTTAATCTTAGCATTGCAAATGCAGGCATATAAATTTTATCAATTGTTCTGCCGCCAGTACGCTGTACTTCTTCTAGATCATCAAACTTTGTTACACCTAATGTACCAGTAAAATTAACAGTGACGGTCTTATTTGTGCCGTTAGCAGTTGTACTTATATTTGAGCCGCCTACTATAGTAAATTGGTCTGTAGTGCTTGCTGCTGTTATTATACCTGCATCACCTAATACACTTTGGAATATATTTTGATCAGGATCACCACCGCCACCACTGACTGTGTCAGGACCCCAAGCAGAACCGACCCAAATTAATGCTTGGCCCGTTGCAGGAACAGTTGCAGCAACATCATTCAAATCTGAAAGATTGCTTGTAGTACTAAGTGCATCAGTAATACCATAACCTGCGATAGTGGTTGGTTTATTACCAAGATCTGCAAAATCTTCAACTGCGTCTGTAATTCCATACCCTGCAATAGTTGTAGGTTTGCCTGATAGATCGGCGAATGCACCACCAAAATTACTTGTGCCTGCACCTATTGCTGTTCTAACTTCTGCTGCTGTTATGCCTGTAGCAAGAGTCGGTGTGCCCGAGCTATCTTCAATTGCAGGAGGGTTAGGTATTAAATTTCCTGTGTCAGTTAAATCTCCAACATCTGATGGAATGGTAGGAGTATTAGAATGATTGTTGTAGTTTAGATAATACGAACCGTCAAATCCGTCAAGTGTATCAGCATCTAAGCCTGCGCCACCTTGTGCTACGTCAAGTCCTGGTGCCCACTTTGCACCATCCCATTTTAAAACCTGACCTGTTGTTGGTGGACTAGAAACTGTGTCAACGTCTGATAAATTATTGATGCTTGCGTTGAGATTAAATGTTAAATTAGCTCCAGAAGCTTGAGAATCAAGGCCAACACCGCCTACAAATGTTACACTGTCACTTGTTGATGATGCAACAATACTACCTATGTCTGCATTAAATGTTGTAAAAACATTTTGGTCTGGATCACCTGTTGTTCCTGTAAAATTTATAGTTACTACATCACCGGTAATACTTGTTGATATGTCAGTCCCGCCACTTACAGTAAGTATATCATTTTCTTGGTTAGCAGTTGTAGTACCTGTATCTGCATTGAATGTTGTAAATGTATCTGGTACTGCGGCCGCACCAGCTACCACGTTCCATGACGTACCGTCCCACTGCCAAATAGTGGTTCCGTCAGTAAATTGGTCTCCTATTGTAGGTGAAGCTGGAAAGTTTAATGCCATAATATACCTCTATTCATATTTATCCAGTCAAATTAATTGTTGAGCTTCCTGTTAAGTTAAACGGTTGTCTACCATATCTCGAAAACAGTACTTTATCTGATGCGCCTAGTAATGAAGTTGCAAATGTAGCATAGTCTGTATCACTACCAGTAGAATACATTACCGGTTTACCATCTGACTCCATTTTTGCTTTTAATTGGGCTGGTGTAAGATATGGTTGTGTTTGTAAATGTAAAGCACCAACACCAGCAGTGTTAGGTGCAGCAAAACTTGTACCACTGATTCTTGCAATTTTAAAACTTGAATTACTAGGATAATCTGCTTGAGCATATATTGAACTTGTACTAACAGTGCTTACTATGTTAGTACCTGGAGCCCAAATATTTACTCTTGGTCCTCTACTGCTAGAATCTGCTGTTTTGTCTAAATAATCTACGCCATTAAATTGTACATCAGTGTCTATGTTACCTACAATAAATGCTTCATCTGAATGAGGCGAACTGCCTCTATGATAATTATATGTTAAACCGCCAAATGTTACACTATTATTATAATCTGCACCTGTTGATATATCACCTTTGTAGTAATCATTACCTGCGGCAATGAATACATGCACACCTGCGGCAATTAGATCGTCTACTTCTGCATCAACACTAGCTACCCTTGCTGGTAAAAATCTTGATCCTCCTAGTGTAGGCACTATGCCAACACCGGTCCATAAATCATTAGCTGTTGAATAATCTACACCATATACCCAAGGTGTGCCTCTGTATGTTCCACTAGTTGGATCTCCTACAACTTCATTAAAATATCCCCAGCTCATATTTACGACTGTAGGTCTACCGTTTGTTTTTGCTGCATGCCAAAGTCTTATAGCATCAAAACAGTCACCAATACTTATACCTTGACCACTTTGTCCCGGACCTTCTAATCCTGCTAATTTTTGTGCGTAAATATCTGCATTTTTTGCCCAACCATATGTTAATCCTGCCACAATTCCTGCGCAATGTGTACCATGGCCGTCAGTATCACTATAAAAATTTACATTTTGAGTTCCTGGAAGTCCTGATTCAGTATACCAGTCTATCTGTTGTACACGACTAGTTCCGCTGTAGTTGTTAAAGTCAGGATGGTCAGCTTGTATACCACTGTCTTGAATCACCACATCTACACCAGTTCCATCTATAGCATACTCGTAGTCACCTGAAGCATTTTCAGTATTTCCGTAAACATTAGTTGCTGATATACATCTGCGTAATCCCCAATTAACAAATGCTGGTGCTAGTCCTGCAGGTTTTCTAAAGTCACCTGTTTGTGAAGCTCGTTTACCTATTTTAATATCTGTTCGTTGATCTGGCGGTATCTCTACTGCTTCTATTCTAGTATCATTGGCTAGATTAACAGCTTCTTCATCTGTCAAGTACCAATGAGTCATTCTTTTTGACCCAGATCTTGGATTGGCAATTTCTACAGCACGTTCAGGAATACAACTAGAATCACCGCCTTCATTGCCAAGTTGATTATCAACTTCTTCTAAATCTACACCTTTTTTCACGATAACTGCATATTCTTTAGTAGCCATTATGCTGCTGTCCCGTCATCAAGATTTATCCAAGCACCATTTTGATATGCTTGTATTCTGTTGTCAGTTGAATTGTATACCAAGTCACCATTAGTTGCCCCTAAAGCGTCTCTTTCTAGGGTTGTAAATGATGGTAATCTAAATGTGCCGCCACCGGATACTACTACGCCGTCTGTTGAAGAAAGTGTAAGTGTAGTAGCACTATCAAACACAGGAGAACCTAATCCTGTGTTTATAAACGAAGTTGTGCTAATACTATCAGCTGTAACATCTCCTAATGTAACATCACTCCCTGGTGCAATACCACCCGTTGAATTTATAGTAACTGTTTTTGTTGTATCATTAATACTTAATGTAACATTTGAACCTGCTTCAAAGAAAAGTGTTTGATCACTGCTATCAGCAGTTAGTGTAGTAGCAGGATCTCCTGTAATTTCAATTGAGCTAAATGTGTTTACACTTGGTACTGGAGCAACTGGCTG